GATTTAAAATTTTTATTTCACCAAAATATTATCATAAAAAATGTTTATGACACTATGCTTGTTGAAATTATTTTAACAAATGGTTTACAATATACTGGGAGAGACTTAAAAACAATTACTGAAAAATATTGCAATGCCTATCTTGATAAATCTATAAGAGGAGAAATTATTACTAAAGGATTATCTAATGAAGTTTTAGTTTATGGAGCAAAAGATGTTATGTATCTTTCTGAAATAAAGAGAAAACAACTTTTACAAATAAATGAACTAAATTTAATTAATGCAGTTAATTTAGATAATACTTTTGTTATAGTTTTAGCTTATGTAGAATATTGCGGAATAAAATTAGATTTTGAGAAATGGAAAAAAAGAACCCACAAAAATATTGAGTTAGCCTCAAATTTGAGAGAGACTTTAAATAATGTTCTTTGGAAAGATAAAAAGTATAATTGTTTTTCGGGTATGCAAGACTTATTTACTGGAAAACAAGAATGTATTATTAATTGGGATTCCCCAAAACAAGTAATTGATTTATTTAAATCTTATGGAATAAATGTTATTCTAAAAGATAAAGGAGAGGATAAAGAAACAATTGATGCAAAAGTTCTTGAACCACAGAAAGATAAGTTTGAGATACTTAAACCTTATTTAGAATACAAAGCTGCACAAAAAACTGTATCTACTTATGGATTAAACTGGCTAAAGTACATTAGCCCAGTAACAGGTAGAATACATACAACCTACCAGCAAATTATGGATACAGGTCGCTTATCCTGTGGAAATAAGAATGATGGAACTGTAAATCTTCAAAACATACCAAGTGATGAAGAGACTAGAAGTTGTTTTATTTGCGAAACAGGTAATAAACTAGTAGACGCTGACTACTCAGCACAAGAACAGGTCGTTATTGCTAATTTTTCAAAAGAGGAAAATCTTTTAAACTTTTATGAGAAAGGTTTTAGTGACATGCATAGTTATATTGCATTTTTAATGTATCCTGAAATAAGGCGATGTACTTTAGAAGAACTTACTCCAGACAAACTTTCTTATATCAAGAAAGAATATGCTGATAAAAGGTTCTTAGCCAAAACTGCCGGATTTGCAATTTCATATGGGGGAAATGGGGCTACAATTGCAAAGAATTGTAGTATTCCTAAAAAAGATGGAGAGTATGTTTATAAATCATATTTTGAATCTTTTCCAAAATTAAAAGAATATTTTGATTTAGGTTTTAGAAAAGCATCCCATTTTGGATATGTTGAGTTTAATTCAGTAACTAGAAGAAAATATTTCTTTAGAAAAGACAATGAATATTTTAAAAATAAAGATATTATTGATGATCCTTATTTTAATTATAATATTGAAAATCCTGGGGAAGTAAAAAGAAAATTTAGTGCGGCTAAGAGTGAAATACAACGTATATCCCAGAACTATCCTATTCAAGGATCAGCCTCTGATATAACTAAATATGCTTGTGTATTATTTTTTAAAAAAATTTTATTAAATAATTGGTTTGGAATTGTTAAAATTGTGAATCTTATTCATGATGAAATTTTAGTGGAATGTCCAGAAGAATTAGTGGAACAAATTAAAGAATTATTAGTTGAGTCTATGAAAGAGGCTGGTAAACCGTTCTGTAAAATAGTTCCATTAAAAGCTGAGGCTCTTGTTGGGGATATTTGGGTTCACTAAAAATTTAACAATTATTTAATATTATTAATTTTTTAATTTAAAATATATTTAGTAACTTTATACTCTTTTTCTTATAAGTTGTAATACATAATTTAAATAAATTAACATGGAATATTTAAAAATAAAATGGAAAGCAAAAGATAAAGGAACAATAAAAATTCCTTTTGAAGATTTAGACTTAACTATGGAAGAATGGTTGGGTATGTCAGTAGAGGAACAAGAAGATCTTGTTAGAGATTGTATTAATTCTTCTGATGAAACTATCATCTATGGAGAAGCTACAAGCTATCAAGTGATAGAGGTAGATGATTAGTAGGACAGAAAGACAAAAATTAGGAGTACTTAAATGGAAAGCAAATGGTTGTAGGGGAACCTTGCAATATGCTACCGGTGAAATTTCGCCGCACTGTTTAGCTAACAGTGAAACATTCCTGAATATCGGTGAAGGCTAAGTTAAATTAAAAGACAATACTATCCATAAACATTTGGAAGAGAAAAGTTATAATAATTTGATATGCTAATACCGAGGCATAGGTTATAACATAAACCAATAAATCCGAAATGCAGTGGTCTTCTGCACATTAAATAATAAGACTTTCCTGGCAGAGGTGCCGGGCGGATGTTATAGATTCAGCCGTAACGACTAGATGCAGGAACATTAATTAGTTAAAATTTAAAGAAAATGATGGCAAAACTGCTATTACATGGATACGTGACCAGCTGCCACGCGTAATAGAACTTAATTAATGAAGATATAGTCTGGACAACAAAGAAACCTGTACCCTTGAATATGATTAAATTCATAGAAACTCGGATAAGTTCAGCAGGTAATATAAAAGGGTTTAAATTCTGTAACGAAAGTTATAAGTTGTCGGTGGGTAAAACAAATACCGCAATCATTGCTATAAAAGCAATTTTAAGTAAAAACAAAAACATTAAAACAGTTGTTATTGTTCCAACTGAATATCTTAAAGTTCAATGGATTCAATCATTGGCAAAAGCAGGTTTATTTCAAGAGGTAAGTGTTGAGATTATAAATAGTGCTGCAAAAAAACAAGAAAAAGTGAACTTTTTGATTCTAGACGAGGCCCACAGAATTCCAGGACCTACCTTCTATGAAATATTTCCAAATAGAGATCCAGATATTGTATTAGGATTGTCTGCTACATTTGACAGACTTGATGGCCGTCATATTTTGTTAAATAAATTCTGCCCGGTGTGTGATATAATTACTGTGAAAGAAGCTATTGAAAACAATTGGTTATCTCCATATAGAGAGTATAAAGTTCTTTTAGAAGTTGATGATATTGAAGTCTATAGACAAGCTAATGCAGAATTTCAAAATTCTTTTAGTATGTTTGGATATGACTTCAATTTAGCAATGAAGTGCCTTACAAATATTATTTATAGGAGAACTTACGCTAAGAAAATGGGTTGGAGTGCTAAGGATATTGATGGAATTGTATTTTCTTGGAATCGAGCTTTAAAAGCTAGAAAAGGTTTTGTAATGAATCATCCTAAGAAAGTAGAAATCGCTAGAAAAATATTAGCTGCTAGACCGAATTCCAAAGGAATCACATTTTCTGCTACAATAGCTCAATCTGAAAAAATTGGAGGAGGCTATGTAGTTCATTCAGGTAAAACTAAAAAGAAAAACAGACTTACTATGGAAGAATTTAGAGATTTAAAGTGTGGGGTGATTCATACAGCAAAATCTCTCGATGAAGGAAGTGATGTACCAGGTTTAAACTTAGCCATAATACTTTCTAATACTTCTTCTCGTACACAAAAGGTGCAAAGAACAGGTAGGTGCATTAGATATGAGCCTGATAAAATTGCTGAGATTTTCACACTAGTAATCGGTCAAACGAATGAAGAAGGATGGTTTAATACAAGTTCTGCTGGTAGTTCATACATAGAAATTACAGAATCCGAACTTGATGATATTCTAGGATATCAAGAAATTAATGTTGTAGAAAAAGAAGCAATGGCTTCAGATTTATTATTTAGATTATAAATAAAATAACAAATTACTCAATTCAATTAAAGATCCCTTAAAGGATTAAGTACCGAACGTAATAGGAGTAGTTCAAAAATGGATTAAAATTGAAACCATACGAACTGGCTCTAAATGAAGAAATTGCTTTAATGTTAGAAAGCAATTTAACACCTACAGAATTATTTATTCTTAGGTTATTGTTTTTAGGTCAAACTGACCAAAAATATTTAATAAATTATATTTCAAATTTAAGTGATGGAAAAAATCTTTTAAGGCAAGTTTTAGAGTCACTAATAAACAAAAAGGTTATCAATAGTACTTATACTATACCAAAAGAAGGACAAGCTCTAAATGTCAATAATATACCTTTTAATAAAAATTTCCTTAAAAAGTATATAAGAGAAAGTAATGAGCTAGGTAAAGAGCTGTTTGAGGCATTCCCAAGTTTTATTTCAATTCGTGGGAAAATGGTTAGTATAAAGAATATCACCAGGGCAAATCTTTACAGCATTGAAGATTTTTGTACATATTATGCAAAGGCAATTAAATCTTCTGGAATTACTCATGAAAGAGTAATGGACGCTTTAAGATTTGGTATTGAAAATGACTTAATTCATTATGGAATTACTGAATTTGTTGCTTCAATGAAATGGATTGAATTAGAACAACTTCAACAGATGGATGATATTAATGGATATAAAAATTCTGAATTAATTTAATGAGTATTAAGAATCTTTTTAATACAATCAAAAAAGGTAAAGAAGGTAAAAATATTGGTATTAGTACTGGTTTATCTAAACTAGATTCAATAATATATGGTATTCAAAAAGGATATTTGTATACAATTGGAGCCTCAAGTGGAATTGGCAAAACTAGCTTTACATTGGATATTTTTATTTATAACCTTATTAAAAATTCAGGTAATAATGAAATAACTATCCTTACATACTCTTTCGAGATGTCCAAGGAAGTTTTACTATCTAAACTTCTTTCTAGGTATATTTATGACGAATTTGATAAAATTATAACTTTTGAAGAAATTCTTTCTTTAACTAAAGCAATTTCAGAAGAGAATTATTCCATTATTTTAAAGTGTGAAAAATGGTTAACTGATTTGGATAATAAATTAACCATATTTGATAAACCAATTAGTCCAACAGCAATTTATGCTACTTGTAAAAGTTGGTTAGAAGAATCTGGAGAATTTATAAAAATATCTGATCATAAAGAGGATTATATAGCAAAAGACTCTAGATACAAAGTGGTTATAATTGATCACGTTGGTCTTATAGGAGGAACTGGTAGTAAGAAAGAGAAGATTGATACTGTTGCTGATTATATGATTTATTTCAGAAATAAATGTAATATAACTGGTATCTTTGTTCAACAGTTAAATAGAGGAGTTAGCTCTGTGGATCGTAAAACCAATGGCTTTGAGCTTGTGGGGTTGGAGGATTAAGGAAAAGTGGTGGCATCGAAATAAGTAAAACTCAGATGCATCTGGTTTTAGAATATCGAAATTTTTTATGTTTTATGATTTTTAGTCAAATATAATTTATATCTTTGTATATAAATTAAAAATTAAATAATGACTAAAAAATTAGAAAACAACGAAGAATTAGTTGAAAAATTCCTTGAATTATATAATCAAGGTAAAAAAGATAGCGAAATTTCAAGAATTTTAGGAAATTCCGCTACTTCTATTGGTGTTCTTAGAAACAGATTAAATCTTCCACCTAACGGAAGAATTGTTGTATCAGATGAAAACTTTTTAGCAGCTTTTAATAAAGGTTTAACTTTATCGGAAATAGCTAGAGAAACTGGAATGTCAGCAGCTGCTGCAACAAGAAGAGTTCAAAAATTAGGAATTGATTATAAAAAATCAGAAAATATTAAATTAAATTGTATAGAAATACCAAAAGAAGATTTTTTGGAGTTGTACAATCAAAGAAATACAGATGCAGAAATTGCAAGAAAATATAATTGTTCTGAAAGTAAAATTAAAAGAATTAGAGATTCATTAGATTTACCAATGGTAGATAGAAAACATTTTACAAATGAAGAATTTGTTGAAAAATATAATTTAGGTAAAACTGATAAAGAATTATCTATTATATTTGGAACTTCAGAAGGATATATAACACAGAGAAGAAACAAATTAAATTTAGCCTTTAATAAGGCCGAAATTGTAAAAATTCCATTTACTGATACTGAATTTCAAGTTATTTTAGGGACTGTATTGGGAGATACATATCTAGGAAGAAAAAATGATGAATATGATCGTGATATTTATGGTTCTTGTGCACATTGTTTGGAACAAGAAGAACTTATATTTACAAAATATAATTACTTAAAAAATTTATCTAGTCCTCCATTTTTAAGTGATATGCATGATGATAGGTTTAAAATTCCAGATTATCAACGATGGAATATTTATATCAAAACTAATCCCTCTTTAACTGAGATATATCCCCTATTTTATAATAACAAAATTAAATATGTTAATAAAGATCTATTATATAAAATAGAAGGTCTAGGATTAGCAATTTGGTATATGGATGATGGTAGTAATTGTAAATATGGTTACAAATTATGCACAAATGGATTTAATTTAGATGATCTAAATGTTATAAAAGAAGTATTTCATAATAAATTTAATATAGAAACAAATTTTCATAAAGATGGTTCAATTTATATTCCTGCTAAAAGTAAACAAACTTTTAAGAAGTTAGTTGAGCCTTATATAATCAATTCGATGCTATATAAATTATAGTTCTCGTTAAACTTCGTGAATCTGGGAAAGTCCGACAGGATAACCCTTATCCAAGCTATATAGTAATATATAGAAGGAACAACGACTAGTACATACTTTCCTACCAAGTGGTGTTGAGGAAAATGAAGTACCAAGAGTGCGGAGTAATATCTTATGTATACCAATACTTAAAGGATATTAAAGAGATAGTCTGACCTACATATATAAATAAAGATGTAGATTTAGTGGATAAAGAGCCACTAAGATAACAAAGTGTTTAAGGATAGCTCTGGAACTACTGATGCTTCTGAAATAGTTATTGCATTATATAGTCCTTACCGTGAAAAGGTGGCTAAATGTGAAGGCTACTCCATCGCTAATGTTTTAAAAGAGAAATTCATTCTAATTGAAGTTATAAAGAATAGATACGGAAGATCTGGAGTAAATATTGGATCTGTATTTCATGGAAATATAGGAATGTTCAAAGAACTTCCTTTGCCTTCAGAAATTTCAGATTATGAACCATACTTAAATTTGAATTATAAGAAAGATGAAATATATGTTAATGAAGATGAAATATATGTTAATGAAGATGAAAATAAAAATAATGAAATTATGTTTAAATTTTAATGTCAGATTTAATTGGAATTGCAGGAAATAGTGGTGGAGGTAAGTCAACATCTTTAAGAAATCTTAATCCAGAAGAAACATTTATTGTAAGTATTACAGGAAAACCTCTTCCGTTTAAGGGCTCAAAGAAAGTATATACTCCATTAAAGAAAGAAGAAAATGGATTTAGTGGAAATTTTTACAAATCAAAAAATGTAGACGATGTAATCAAAATTTTTAAAATCATTAATACCACAATGAGGCATATAAAGCAAATTGTAGTTGACGATGCAAATTATTTGATGTCGTTTGAGGTAATGGAACGAGCAAATGAAAAAGGGTGGGATGAACTTTTGTCCCTATCTATCTAATTGCTGGAATATCCTTAGAGCTACATAAGCTACAACGTAAGAATGAAACAAGTCTAAACGTGAATGCATAAAAATTATGTAGATTGGACAATCAGCAGCGAAGTCTCGAATAGAGAAACGTTCAACGACTATTCCCGTTGTTGGGAAGTACACAAGAAGAATAACTAACTTTTTTGTGGAAATGGTAGAATTTTTTATTTTTATTAGCTATTTTTTGTGAATATTAATTTTAAAAAATAGCTTATGAGAAAATTGACTTTAAACGAGTTTATTGAAAAATCCCAGAAGATACATGGAACTAGATACGATTATTCAAAAGTAGATTATGTTAATTCAAAGACAAAAGTAAGGATTCTTTGTAAAGAACATGGAGAGTTTTTGCAAAATCCAAATTCACACCTTAATGGAAATGGATGTCCTTATTGTGCAGGAAACATAAGATTAACAACAGAAGAATTTATAGAAAAAGCTAGATTATTTCACGGAAGTAAATTCAATTATGAAAAATCTATTTATACTGGAATAGGTGATAAAATAATTATTACATGTCCTATTCATGGTGATTTTGAACAAAAAGCGGGAGATCATTTGAATGGTTGTGGCTGTAATCAATGTCGATTAAATAAATCTGTAGAAAATCCTTATATTTTTGATAAAAAATCTTTAAAAGAATATTCTATTTGGAAAGGAATTAAAACTAGAACTTTAAACCCAAACACAGATGACGCTGAAAGATATATAGAAAGAGGAATAGATTGTTGTGAAAGATGGCTTAACTCTTTTGAAGATTTTTATAGTGACATGGGCACTTGTCCCAAAAACTATTCTATAGATAGAATTGACAATAATAAAGGATATTCTCCTGAAAATTGTAGATGGGCAAGTGCTGAAACTCAAGCTAAAAACAGAGGAAGTTTTAACTTAGTTTATACATATAACGGAGAATCTAAAGTTTTAAAAGATTGGGCCAAAGAATTAAATATTCCTTATACTACTTTAAGAGCGCGCATAAAAAGATCAGGATTAAGTTTTGAAGAAGCAATTAAAACAGATCCATATAGTCGTTTAATAAAATTAGGTGAAGAAGAGCATACACTAAAAGAATGGTGTACTATTTATAACATAAAGTATCAAACTGTTATAAATAGAATTCATAAACATAAATGGGATTATGAAAAAGCTATTACAACACCAATGAAATAAAAATAAAAAATAAGATATAGTCTATTCCTATATGAAAGTATAGGCGTTAATTGTGGAAGTAGTTAATCCATAAAAAGCAATTAACAAAATAAAGAAAAGTACACAGATCGCGAAACATTATTATGATATGTTAGACGGAGCATTGTCTCTTCGTGACGATTTAAAAGTTATCATTCTTTCCCATATAGAAAATTTAGGAGACACTCTTAATCCTCAATGGAAACTAAAAACTGCTGGAAAAATGTTGGACAGCCAATTAAATGTTGATGGGTTGTTTACTTATTTACTTTATACTGCTGTTTTACCAGGAGAAGACGGGAAACCTGCTTATAAATTTAGAACAAATACAATTGATGGAACAGATACCTGTAAAACACCAATGGGATATTTTTCTGATCTTTATATAGATAATGATTTACAAGTAGTTTTGAATACTATTGATAAATGTAATCTTGAAGACTAATGTTAAAACAAGTTACTGTAACATTTAATTTTGATCCAGAAACAGAATATGTTTCGGATTTAACCTGTTTTGTTGATGGTGTAGAAAAGAAAAAGAAAACTACTAGATCTACAACAAAAGAGAAAGAAATTACTCTTGAGGATGAACCATTAATTTCTCTTCAAGAAACAAAACTTCAACTTAATAATAGAGCTGTTGCTGATATGGGAATCGTATATGGCGATAGATTAATTATTAAATATGAGAAGTTAAACAAAAAAGATAAAAAAGCAGTTCCAATTATCGGAAAAGATATTGATTGGAATTCTGAAGGTACTGGTAATAAAATTACCAAAACCAATTCAATTGCTTATAAAGGTAAGAATAACACCTTTTTAGCACAACATGGTACTGAATTTACTATCGAACCTTATAAAGATTCATTGTGGGTAATGGTATCTAAAAATCCTATTCAATCTACTTACGAAGAAGTAGTTGAAGAAGCAGAAGAAACAGATCTAGACATGTATGTAGATGATAATGACAATGACGAATTGGGAGAAATGCCCTTTAAATTTTAATAATTATGTTTAGTTTTGATGCAACTGCAGGAACATCACAAAGTACAATTAAAAACAAATTAGCTGGTAATGCAATCCATGAAGTTCAACTTGAAGGAGCTGAAATTCAGGATATTGTTGGTGTAAAAGATCCTAGTCAAACATATAAAGTTTTAAAACTTAAGTTTTCTAATGAAGATGGTTTCTATGAACACACAGTTTTCGAACCTAAACCAGGTGATGAAAAACGTACAGAAAAAGAATTTCTAAATAAAAATAGTAATACAGAAAAAATTCCACAAGCTTCCCCAATTGAATCAATGATGTTATTATTTAAACATATTATTGATGCTTTTGTTCCAGAAGTAGGTGCAATGATTGATCGTAAAGAAAAAACTTTAGGAGCAAAAAATTGGGAAGAACTTCGTAAATTGGTTGTTGCTATTCTTGATAAAGGAAAGGGGAGAACATCTACTATTAAACTTGTTAAAAATAAAAATGGCGAGGCAGTATTTCCAGGATTTTTTGCTGGGGTAAGTAGAGAGGGTGTTGCTTATGTACGAAATAATTTTATCGGGAAGAAGGTTGCTTTTACATCTTGGGAGATGGATAAAATCAATAAAGAAGCTACAGCAAAACCAACTCCAATGAATTCAGGGTTTGATCTTAATATGGGGTCAGAAGCTTCTCTTCCAGATACTTCATTAAATCTTGATTTTGATTTAGATTTAGCTGGTCTATAATATAACATAGATTCTTTAGAATGTTTGAATTAGAAACAAATATTACTAAAGAATTTATACTTTCTAAAATTTCACAAGAACAAATATTTGAACATTACGGAATTTCTGTAAAGAAAGGTTTATTTTGTAGTCCTTCTATAATTAGA